GGCGGGATCACCTCTCCCTGGAATGGATCCGGGAGTAGCCGCGCTTTCGGCTCCCGGTGCCGCTTCGCCTTCGTCCATCTGTAAAACGTTCAGTTCGTCAAACGGTGCCAGTGCCCCTTTAGCCGCCTTGCCAGCTTTTGTGGTGGAATCTGCCAGATTACTTTGTGCATCTGCGGCGGCGTTTGTGCTTTCGGCCAGCGAGTCAACAGCATCAACCGCACCGCCAATTTGCACACCGAAAAGCAAGCTCATAAATTGAGCAACACGATTAAAGAAAACCACCAGAGAATCTACTGCGGCTTTAATATAAGGCATGACCTTAGAGATTATCGGGATGATGGAATTACCGATTGCAACTTTCAGGTTGTAAAATGACGTACCAAGAGCGGCAACTTGTCCGGCATAACCTCCAGCCAACTTCGCAGCGTCGCCAGTCTGGAAACGAGATTCTTCCATAATTCCGGCAACTTCGGCTTGTATTTTTTGTTGTTTAGTGAGCGCTCCGACAGTGGTTCCAATTGACGCGGCGTAATCTTTCCACATCATGGCCACGTTTTTAGTCACTCCGGCGTTATCTACCAGGATAGAGTTTTCGTTCTTCAAGCCTTCTGTAGCTGATTGAACGGCCTGACCAAGTGATAGTGACGACTGACGACCAAATGAGGCCGAATCCTTCAAGGCAATCAATACTTTTTCGATCTGCGTTGTGTCGTAACCCCTCATGAGCAAGTTTTTATACGCAGTCGTAGCATTCGTGATCGGCACCAAGCCGTCTTTGATGTAATCATTGACGAATCCTTTGGCTTTGGTAAATGAGTTTCCCGTCCCCTCTACGACGCTCTGTAAACCAATCATGGCAGAGGCTAGATCACTGGCAGCACTTACGGCAGTTTTACCAAAATCAATAGCAGCCTGTATCCCAAATGCAACACCAATAGCAACAGCAAGTCCCTTGACAGCCCCCAACATGGAAGAGATGCCCTTGTTGAATCCCTTGCCGTCAATACTAGAATCTATGCGTATTCTGCCGTCGAAAGCCATTATTTTCTTTCCTTGACATACCGGTCATAAATACCCTGGCTAACCAAAAGCTCCTTGTACCATTCAAGTGTTTCGGGGTTCATATCCTTAACGCTCTCCTTGACTTCTGGTTGCTCCAATAATTCTTTCATGATTTCAGGATCGTACACGACTACCTCGCAGTTTTGACATAAATTCATCCCGCTTTTCGTTCTCTTCTGCCGTCCTTGTGTTCTGCTCCGGTACCTCGAACAGATCGCCCATTTCACGGGCGGCAGCATGCTCTTCTTTGGTTGCTTTGCCTGATTTCACTCTTGACCGTAAATTTACAATGTTTGAAAATGCCGTATCCGCGCCTAAATCCATAAATAACGCAAGGAACTTCCACCAATGCAAATGGTCAACCGATAAATCAATCCCGTGTGTCTGTTTGAAAGCGGAATAGATCAGACTAGAATCTTTCGAGAATGAATAAATTCTTGGCTTTGCTGTGCCTTCGCTTTTTGCTTGCTCCCCGCCATCCATAAACACAAGTGCTTTTTCAATAGCAAGCTCTGTATTGACCGGAATAACAGGGTACAGATTTCTCAGCATGATTACCTGTTTTTCGTAGTCAGTTAGATTTTCGTCCTCATACGCAAGAATGACGTTCAGGCAGTTCCTAAAGTCGGTATTCAGCAGATATTCTTTGCCGTCTATTTCAACAGCATCCGGTAGCTCGTCAACTAAAAGATTCACATCGCCCTGTGTCTCTTGCGTTCTTTAGGCAAGTATTTAGTTACGATTGTTTCACGGCCTGACTGAATGAACGGAGCTATTCCCTCCAGGAACGAAGCAATAGCATACTCACTCATCAGATCACCGAAAACTTTTTGACTGGTTCCGGTACCGAAAAGAGCATCGATCTTCTCGCGGATAAAATTACAGACTTCGTCCCGCAAGTTATTTATTTCTTCAATCATGGCCGGGTTTTCTTCTTCCAGTTCCTTTGCCCTGGTTTCGATCTCCGTTATCTTGGATGACATTTCATCCATGCGCACCTTTACGTCCATGCGCATTTTTTCATAACGCCTGCCCCAATTAACCTCGGTCGGGTTAAATTTGATCGTTTCGGGGCCGTCGTTAATTAGGAGCTCTACGGTTCCGGTATCAATTCGTAAACTGTCCATAGCGTCCTTTATAATTTCCCGGCCTTTCGACCGGGAATTGTTATGCTGAAGTTTCAGTGAATGTTGCAGTCGTGGGGTTGAATGTCCCCTGTACGGGATCACCCATATAATTCAGGGTCAGGCTCATGGAGTTCTTGGTTCCGCCGTCACCCCCGAAGGTGTCAAACTGGACTGACACGTCCTGCTCTTCTGCAGGATAAGCACCACCAACGGCGGTCTCATACATCCACACATTGACGATCTTTGTTTTGGCAGCATCACCGACGGGGCGCGTTCTGCGAAGACCGTCCAAATAATCCAGTGCCTCGTCTGTTTCGATGTGCTTTGCATCAATCGGCATGGTAGGGCGGTAGCTGTCAATTTCAGTAGTGCCCGAGTCCTGATTGATGTAGGTTTCGTCGGTTGTCTGGGCATTGTAATTTATTGCCGCGGATGTGATACCTTCACCCAAAAGCACATAATCGGGCGCGACTAAAGTTCCCGCATCGATAAAAGTTGCAAATTCTGAACGTTTAGACATAAGTTACTCCTATTCTGATGTTTCTGTTTGTTTTTCCTGCCTGTATTGCAGACGGCAATCAATCTGGTAAATTCCTGTGTCGCTCTCGCCTTGTGCAAAGAGATAGCCGCAATTCACGGCCTCGATGAGTTCGGCTGTTTGACCAGCTCCCAAAGTTGGCAGGTTATCCGATTCTGTTTGTTCGTCCATCCAATCGGAGAAGGCTTCAAAAAAGCCGGCATTAGCCAACCGTTCAAGATCATCCGCCGTACTCTCCATTGTCTGAAAAGAGAACGGATATTCCACAACCTTTACACCGTTAACGTACTCTTCCAAAATCTTGGTACCTGGTAACGGAACGATGGAGTATTGATTGATTGCTCCGAGGTAGTTTACCCATACCGGCCGGCCTGTTTCCAATTCAGTGCATGTTTTGATATAGGTCTGGATTGATTCGATTACTGTCATCTACCGCCTGCAATTCTCTTGGCACCATTTATGATAGTCCGACCGCTTACGGCCTTCATGCGTTCAAACCAAAACGGGCCACGCAAAGGACCTGTCTGACTTCCAACGGCTCTAGGAGAGTAGTATTGCCGTCTGGCATAGGGCGCAATCCACTGCACCACACCAGAGCCGATTTCAGTACCCAGAACGCCAGACTTGATAAGCATCGAAGTGAGTAGCGGTGTATACTTCTCTGACAGGCGTAGGATTTCAGAATCTACAAATTTCTGGGCGCGTGTAAACCGGCCCTGCCATTTCGGCTGAAAACTGATATTCCATTCAAGTGCGGCTTTGCCGTTTTTTGTCTGGAATACCCTACCTCTTGGAGTTTTAATAATCGGTTTGGTCATTATCCACCTGACAACTTTACATGCTGCATTGATAGACTTCCAAAATCCAGAGTGTCAACACTTTTCAGTGTAATATTGTCTGGGTACTTCGCCTTTAGTGCTGTGATTGTAAAACTTGCAGATATGGTATCCGTTACCAGTCCTTTGACCGCCACATCACCCACTTTTGCCAGAGGGTTTTTCGCAATGGGGATGTATATTACAGCACTATCCGCAGCAAGTAAACCAGACCTCAATACATTAGCCGCTTTACGTTGCTCCCACATGACACCCTGAATCTGTGTTCTTGACCATGATTCAGCGCCATTAACGATTGTCTTTTTGTACAAAGTCATATCATGTGGGGTGTGCATTAGAACCCTCGATACATTAGGTTAGTTGATATGAGATACAAGGCGGCAGCATCGGTATATTTCTGACCGACTGTTTTCATGTTCTCGGAGTTTTCGGCATAGGTTACAGAGTGGCTTCCGACGCTTTCAGACTTGATTCCGCCCATGTCGCCGCTGTCGCTAACAACTTTTATTTGTTCGGCCACGGCGCAAGTTGCCATTTTTATGAGGTCTATAATGTCCGTGTCTGTTTGTTCGGAGGCAAGTTGGAAAGTTAACTGATCGATAATAGCCGAAGCGCGTAAAGCCAACTGTGGAAAGGCTGC